GCGCAAGCGCAAAGCCGACGAAGCCAACGCCAAGCAAGAAGCTGAAGTTATGAATCAGCAGAAAGCCTGGCAAGCCAAACTGGATGGCTACGGCAAGGCGAAAGCCGAGCTGCGAGTCAAAGACTTTGACGACGCCGAGGCCGTGGCCCAGGAGCTGTTCAACGTCACCCAGCAAGGCGTCATGCTGCAAGGCGCGGACAATCCCGCCCTCGTCGTCTACGCACTCGGAAAAAACCCCAAGAAGGCGCAAGAGCTGGCCGCCATCAAAGACCCCGTAAAGTTTGCCTTTGCGGTAGCGAAACTGGAGAAAGACTTGAAAGTTACCAACCGCAAGGCAGCCCCGCCGCCCGAAAGAATCGTGTCAGGAACTGGCCGAGTCTCTGGGGCGGTGGACTCAACCCTCGAACGGCTGCGAGAAGAAGCGGCTCGTACTGGCAACATGACCAAGGTCATCCAGTACAAGTCACAGAAACGAGCAGCTTCATCCAAATGATTTTTTAAGGAAATACCATGTCCAATAGTTTCTCGAAAGAAGAGCGCGTTGCCTTTGAAGACCTCCTCGAAGGCTTCCAGGACGCGCTGGTCCTGTCCCGTCACGTCAACATCTACAACACAGATCAGACAATGATGGAACGCGCCAACAACACCATCTGGCGTCCACAGCCCTACATCGCTCAGTCGATCAACAGCACCCCTGGTACTGCGATCCCTGGCTATCAGGGCATGACACAGTTGGCCGTCCCCGCCACTTTGGGCTTCAGCAAGACCGTGCCTTGGGAAATGACTTCCCTCGAACTGCGCGACGCTTTGCAAGAAGGCCGCCTCGGTGAGTCCGCCAAGCAAAAGCTGGCCAGCGACATCAACATCGCCATCATGAACTCTGCCGCTGGCCTGGGTTCGTTGGTTGTGCCAATCGCAGCCGCTGCCGGTGACTATGACGACGTGGCCCTGTGCGACGCCATCATGAACGAGCAAGGCGTTCCTGACTATGACCGCTTCATGGCCCTGTCCAGCCGCGACTACAACGGCTTGGCCGGCAACCTGGTCGGCACTGCTCGCAGCTTCGGCAACCAGAAGTCCGACAAAGCCTACGAGCGCAGCTACGTCGGCATGGTCGCAGGCTTCGACACCTACAAGATGGACTACGCCAACCGTCAAACAGCAGCAGCTGGCGGCGGCTCGATCACCATCGACACCAGCGGTGCAGGCACACAAGCGAACTACACGCCTCAGGCTACCTCCACATCCGTGGGCGGCCAGATCAACGTGGACAACCGCTTCCAAACCGTCACCGTCAGCTCTTCGACCAACGTCAAAGCCGGTGATGCCTTCACCATCGCTGGCGTGTTCGCTGTGCACCACATCACCAAGCAATCCACAGGCCAGCTCAAGACCTTCCGTGTCGTGAGCGTTCCAGCCGGTGGCACCACCTTGGTTATCACTCCTCCGATCATCGGCGCTCAGGGCGTGTCCCCAACCGACGCTCAGTTGCAGTACAAGAACGTGGAAGTGGCTACCGCCTCCGACACCTCTGCAATCACCTTCCTGAACGTGAATGCCGCTTCGGTCAACGTGTTCTGGCAGCGTGATTCGTTGGAAATCTTGCCTGGCCGTTACGCAGTGCCTTCCGATGCTGGCGTCGCAGTGATGCGTGCCACTACCGACCAGGGCATCGAGTTGGTCTTGCAGAAGTTCTACGACATCGACAGCATGACCATCAAGTACCGCATGGACACCCTGTTCGGCGTGGTCAACAAGAACCCCGAGATGTCCGGCATCTTGTTGTTCAACCAGTAATCTGGCCAAAAAACTGGGGGGCTTCGGCCCCCCTTTTTGCAATAGGAGAACTCCATGCCATTGACCAAAGGTTATTCGAGCAAGTCCATCGGCAAGAACATCAAGATGGAAAAGAAAGCAGGCAAGCCCATGAAGCAAGCCGTGGCTATTGCACTCAGCACAGCAGAGAAAGCAGCCAAGGCAGCAGGCAAGCCCAGCAAAGCACCCAAGAGGGCCATGAAATGAAACCAGGTCTCTACGCCAACATCAACGCCAAACGCGCTCGCATCGAAGCAGGCAGCAAAGAGAAGATGCGCAAGCCCGGTGCCAAAGGCGCACCCACAGCCGCAGACTTCAAAGCAGCCGCCAAGACCGCCAAGCCCATGAAGAAAAAGGCCAAGTGATGCAGGAAAAAATCCTCACCCCCAAATACGCCAAGAACCGCAAGCCGGTCAAGGTTCGTAAGCCCTCCAAGCCAATCGACGGCATCAACCACCGCCTGCTTGCCGAGCAAGCCGCAGCAGCTGCCCAGGCAGAAGTCCAGGCCGTGGAAGTCGTGGAAACAGCCCCAGAAGACGACGCAGCCCCCACCCGCGCAGAGCTGGAGGCCAAGGCCACAGAACTCGGCATCCGCTTCGACGGTCGCACAAAGGACAAAAAGCTGGGACAATTGATCCAGGACAGACTGTCCGCGCCAACTGGAGAATGACAATGGGATGGACCAAGCGCCAATTTATCGAGCAGGCCTTCGACGAGATCGGACTGGCCTCCTATGCCTTTGACCTCGGGCCAGAGCAAATGCAATCTGCCCTCCGGCGCTTGGACACCATGATGGCCGCATGGAACGCCCTCGGCATCCGCCTCGGCTACCCTCTGCCATCCAGCCCCCAGGACAGCGATCTTGACGAGCAAACCAACGTGCCCGACAGCTCCAACGAGGCCATCTACAGCAACTTGGCCATCAAGCTCGGCCCGTCCTACGGCAAGCAGGTCATGCCTGACACCAAAGCCACAGCCAAAGAGTCGTACAACACGCTTCTGTCACGCGCAGCCATGCCAGTGCAGCAACAGCTACCCAGCACCATGCCAGCAGGCGCAGGCAACAAGCCCTGGCGAGTCTACGACAACCCCTTCATCCGTCCGCCAGTCGATCCAGTCTTGGCCGGTCAAGATGGCCCCATCGAATTCAACTGAGGAACCAACATGCCAACCATCAACCAGCTCTCGGGCATCAGTCAGATCTCTGGCGGCGATCTCTTGCCGGTCTACGTCTCCAACAACGGCGACGCACGCAAGGTCTCGATCACGCAGCTGCTGCAATACTTCCAGCAGACCTTCGCAGCCCCCACCGTGTCCACCAACCTGTACACCCCAGGCACTGGCTTCAACATCACCGTGCCCACGCCCACCAGCGAACAGCAGTGGATGGTCATCCAGCCTGCCGGCACTTTGGCAGCTGGCACAGTCACGCTGCCATTGAACACTGGCGTGCCAGACGGCACACAGGTGCTGGTCACCACCACCCAAATCATCACCAGCTTCACGCTGGCCCTGAACGGCGCAGCAGCAGCCTTCGGCGCACCCACCACCCTGGCCGCCAATGCCTTCTTCACCATGCGCTTCTACCAGGCCACCAACAGCTGGTATCGCGTCGCCTAAACCCCATCCAAGGAGATCCCCATGTTCATCCAGCCATCAGCCACCACCAATGAAGTTGATCTGCTCATCCCAGCAGGCCAGTCGATCAGCATCGGCAACACGGGCGACGAGCCCACCACCGTCCAACTGCAAACAGCCTACCCAGGCCAGGCTTGGATCTACACCACCATCGGCAGCCTGTTCAACAGCGCCCAGACCTTTGGCCCCTACGGTCAAGATCGCGTGATCCGCATCTCCAACCGCAACGCTCAGGTCGAGTACAGCATCGGCACACAGCCCAAGCTGCGCAGCTTCCCTCAATTGATGCTTGAGAACAAAGGCCCAATCGGACTGGTCGAGCCTGCTGGCACATTCACGACCCTGACCTACAACAACAACGCAGGCAAAGTTCGCCTGAACAGCGCTGGCGCTCACGGCCTCACAGCAGCTGTGGCAGTGGGTGAGAATGTGTATGTGACATGGACTGGTGGCACAGGCGTGACTGGTTTGTATCCAGTCACAGCATTGGACACCGACACCACCGGCACAGCAGTCACAATCGATCTGGCTTACAAAAGCGCCACCGTCACGATCAGCATTGCAGCGCCTGGCGTGGTCACATGGACTGGTCACGGCTTGTCTGTCAATGACACGATTCGCTTCACGACCACAGGCGCATTGCCCACAGGCCTGGCCATCAATACGACCTACTACGTCAAAACCGTGCTGTCGACCAACACCTTCACCGTCTCCACCTCGGCAGGCGGTGCAGCAGTCACCACCAGCGGCACACAGTCGGGCACGCAAACAGCCTTGGTTTGGTATGGCACAGCAGTGGTCGCAGTGGCCAACACAGCAGTTACTTTGGCATCTGTCACTGTGCCAGGCTGGTCACTCGGAACTGGTGGACAAATTGAAATTAATGCACTTTTCAGTTTGACAAACAGTGCCAATGCCAAAAACCTGAATATGACTTTTGGTGGTAGTGCAGTATTTACATTGGCCTCGGCCAACGTTGCAAGCGTATCGGTTCAAAAAGAGATCGTTAACCGTGGCGGCTCGCAAATTGTCTCAAGTGCAGTTGGCGCAACTGGCCACGGAGCATCAACAGGCACTGTCTTGACACTAAGTGTTAACACCAATGTGGATCAGACATTTGCAATCACTGCTCAACCAACAACTGCAAATGAGTTGGTTCAATTGGAATACTACAGCTTGCAAGCTATCTTCTGATTATGGCCACCAAAGACACACGCCTTGCACGTGCCGGGGTCTCGGGCTACAACAAGCCCAAGGCCACCCCAAGCCACCCGACAAAATCCCATGTTGTCGTGGCCAAGTCGGGCGACCAGATCAAGACCATTCGTTTCGGTCAGCAAGGCGTGTCTGGCTCTCCCAAAAAAGAGGGCGAATCCAAGGCCAGCCAAGCGCGGCGCGAATCATTCAAAGCTCGGCACGCTGAAAACATTGCCAAGGGCAAACTGAGCGCAGCGTATTGGGCAAACAAGGTCAAGTGGTAAGCCATGCAAATCCCAATCCTCACCGGCATCTATGCCGACACCACTCCAGAGCTGCGCACGGCCTACCCGGTCAACATGGTGCCAGTCCCCAAGCAGTCAGGCATCAGCAACGGATTCTTGCGCCCTGGTGACGGCATCGTAGCCAACGGAACAGGCCCAGGCGTTGACCGTGGCGGCATCAACTGGAACGGCGTCTGCTACCGGGTCATGGGAACCAAGCTGGTGTCAATTGCCAGCAATGGGGCAGTGACCGTGCTGGGTGATGTCGGTGGGCCTACTAACCAGCTGGTGACGATGGACTACAGCTTCGAGCTGCTGACCATCGCATCCGGTGGTCGTCTGTACTTCTGGAATCCAGCAACCAGCACACTGACACAAAACACAGACCCAGATCTCGGCGTAGTGCTGGACGTTGTGTGGGTAGACGGCTACTTCATGACCACCGACGGCGAGTTTCTTGTCGTTACAGAGCTGTCAGACCCCTTACAGGTTAACCCCCTGAAATATGGCAGCTCAGAGGTCGATCCAGATCCGGTGGTTGCCTTGCTCAAGCTACGCAACGAGATCTATGCGCTCAACAGCAACACCATCGAGGTGTTTGACAACGTGGGCGGCGAGCTGTTCCCCTTCGCACGCATCGACGGCGCTCAAGTCCAAAAAGGTTGTCTCGGCACGCAGGCTTGCTGCGTCTACTTGGAGCGCATCGCCTTCTTGGGCGGTGGACGCAACGAAGCCCCAGGCATCTACATCGGGGCAGCGGCCACCACCCAGAAGATCAGCACACAGGAGATCGACAACCTGCTCCTGACCTACACCGAGGCGCAGCTGGCCTTGGTCAAGCTGGAAGCACGCAACGACAAAAACCACCAGCACCTCTACGTGCATCTGCCAGATCGCACCATCGTCTACGACGCATCAGCATCCGAGGCGCTCGGGGATCAGGTCTGGTTTACGCTCACCACAGCCGTGGTCGGATTCAGTCAGTACCGTGCACGCAACATGGTCTGGATCTACGACAAGTGGCTGGTTGGCGATCCACAAAGCAACGCCATCGGCTACCTGGTACAAGACACCGGCCACCATTGGGGCCAGCAAGTGCGCTGGGAATTCGGCACGATCATCGCCTACAACGAGGGCAATGGCGCGATCTTCAATCGCTTGGAGCTGGTCAGCTTGACCGGCAGCGTGGCCCTTGGCACAAACCCACAGATCAGCACCAGCTACAGCATCAACGGCCTTGCATGGAGTCAGGATCGCAGCGTCGCAGTCGGCACCACAGGCAACACGGCCAAGCGCCTCGCGTGGTTTCAGCAGGGCCACATGCGCAACTGGCGCATCCAGCGTTTCCGTGGCGACAGCGACGCGCACATCTCCTTTGTTCGCCTTGAGGCACAGATCGAGGCATTGGCATACTGATGGCTACCGCACCAGTCTCTCGCAAGCTCAACCTCACACGGGATCAGCTCGCATCCTTCTTGACCGATCAGCAGCAGATCAGGCAGTTCGAGCTGCTGTTCTCTGCCGTCGATGAGCTGCAAGTCATCATAGGCACTGACTTCGAGTACCAGGCAGACACAGCAGCAGCCACAGCCAACAGTGCGCTGGCCCAGATCAGTGCACTGGCCAACGCTTTGGAGTTGCTTGCACTGGCTCCAGTGCGCAACAATATCGAGCTCTCGCACGACGTCAACGGTATCTTGCCCTTGGCCAATCTTCCCGCATCCGTGCGATCTAACCAGGTGCTCACATGGCTTTCGATGTAATCACACCCACCAAGCTGGGCCAAGCGGCCATCACGACCAGCGTCACCACGCTGTACACAGTCCCGGCCAGCACACGCGCACTGCTCAAAGAATTCAGCATTGCCAACACCACAGGCGCAGCCATCAACGTGCGCGTGTTCTTAGTGCCGTCCGCAGGCTCGGCAGGAACAGGCAATGCCTTCTTGTACGATGTTTCAGTCCCAGCCAACAACGCTTTGCAGTACAACGGCATTGAGGTGCTGAACGCAGGCGACACCATCCAGATCCAGGCCGCATCAGCAGGCCTCACCATCATCGCCAGCGGCGGCGAAGCCACATAAGGAGAACCCCATGACCGTATCCATCAAGGTGCTGATTCCAGCAAAGCAGGCCGAGAACAACCAAACCACGCAGTACACAGCCACCAACTGCAAAGCCATCATCGACAAATTCACGATCACGAACACCAGCGCAGGCAACGTCACGATCAGTGTCAACTTGGTGACAGTCAGCGGCATCCCAGGTGCATCCAACTTAATCATGGACACTCGCGCCATCGCACCCGATGAGACCTACACCTGCCCAGAGCTGGTCGGCCAGGCTCTCGAACCTGGCGGCTACATCAGCACCATCGCCAGCGCAGCCACCTCGCTGACCATCCGCGCCTCTGGCCGCGAAATCACTTAAAGGAGAAACAGCATGGACAAATTTATGATGATGCCCAAGGGCTTTATGGGCCTGCCGGTCGAAGAGGAATTCATCACCGCAGCCGAGAACAAAAAGAACACCCAGGTGGTGATCGACGACTGGATGCTCGGTCCAGAAAACCCCAGCAACGAGCCCACAGCCAACAAGGTCTATTGGGTCGCGCTGGGCAAGGCCATGCAGGTCGAGGAGAAAGAAGACCGTCGTCGTCGGTGCAGCAACTGCGAGTATTACGACAACAGCACCATGACCCAGGCCAAGATGGAGCGCATCCCGCGCAATGCTTGGGACACCGATGCCGGTTTCCGTGGCTACTGCAACAAATTCGACTTCATCTGCCACGACCTGCGCTCCTGCCAGGCATGGGAAGAGCGCGAGTTTGAAGAAGATTGACGATTCGTCAAAATGTGGGAAAATCGAGCCGCTGAGGAAAATGCTACCAGCGGCATCCAATGAATATTGAGGTGTTTTTATGGGTTTACTCAGCTCTCTGGGTGGAATAGCAGGCTCCTTCTTCGGTGGCCCCATCGGTGGTGCTATCGGTTCCGCACTCGGCGGCGCAATCGAAGGCAAAGAAGCAGTCGGCCAAGCAGCCGAAATCCAAGCTGGCGCAGCTCAAGCAGGCATTGACGAACAGCGCCGCCAGTTCGATGCAATCCAAAAGCTCTTGCAGCCCTATGCCGAAGCAGGCACAGGAGCTCTTGCAGGTCAACAAGCCTTCTTGGGCTTGCAAGGCCCAGAGGCAGAGCGTGCAGCCATTGAGCGCATCAGCGGAGGCGAAACCTTCCAAGCCATGGCCAGACAAGGCGAAGAGGCTTTGCTTCAACGTGCATCGGCTACAGGTGGCTTGCGCGGCGGCAACATCCAAGGCGCACTAGCTCAGTTCCGTCCTGCTTTGCTCTCCAGCCTCATCGAGCAGCAATATGGCCGACTCGGTGGCCTCACCACCCTCGGACAAAACGCAGCCGCTGGTGTGGGCAATGCCGGAATGCAAACAGGTACAAACGTGGCCACTCTCTTGGGTAGACAAGGCCAAGCTGAGGCTGGCGGTGTTCTTGGAGAACAAGGCGCAATGACCCGTGGCATCGGCCAGGCCTTTGGTGCAATCCAAGGCGCTGGAGGTTTTGGCAAACTGTTTGGCGGCGGCAGTGGTACATCTGGCTTGCAAGCTCAATTCTCACAAACTCCAGTTGGATCATCTGGGTTTGGCTCAGGTCTTGCATATGGCAATCAAGACCTTGGCTTGAACTTTTAAAGGCGCAACATGCAACCCATCAATTACCTACAGCAAGTCGCAGACCCATTTGCTGAAACATTGCAGGGCGTCAAGATTGGCGCAGGCATGGCAGACCTCGAAGCGCAACGCGCACTCGCAGCACGCCAGCAACAGCAACAACAACTGGCTGCACAGGAACAGGCTCGATTCTTTTCGAATCCGAACCCAACAATGCGCGACGCTGCACGTTTTGCATCGGTGCTTACTCCAGAGCAGTCCAAAGCTTTTTTGCCCTTCATGGAAGGCATCAGCAAAGAGCAGCAGCAGGGCACATTGAAATCAACTGGTCAGCTTCTCTCGGCGTTGCAAACCAATCCGCAAACAGGCATCAAGCTGATGCAGGAACGAGCAGTGGCCGCACGCAACAGCGGAGATATAGAAGACGCCACCTTGTTCGAGCAAATGGCCGAAGCAGCAGCAGACCCACAGCGCGGCCCAGGTGTTGTTTTCAAGTCTTTGGCAGTTCGCACAGCAGGCATCCCAGGCGCAAAGGAAATGTTCGAGACCATCGACAAGAGCTTGGGCACGGCACGGGCAGAGGCTCAAGCTCCTGCTGCATTGACTGAGGCCATGGCCAAAGCAGACAAGGCAGTGGCAGACGCAACTACAGCGCAGGCCACAGCCGCCAATGCAGCAGAAAGAGCAGCAGCGGATGCAGCCAAAGCCACAGCAGACGCTCAAAAAGCACAGGTTGAGGCAAAGTATGCAGAAGGCGTCGCTCTCGACGCCATCAAAAAGCGTGCTGCCGATCTTGGTTTGACCACAGCCCAGACAAACCAGGCTTTGGCCTCCACGCGCAAACTGAACACTGAAATTCAAAAAGCAGCTGTCGAACTTGAGGCACTCAAGGCAACTGGTGGGCGCGATCCAGAGAAAACATTTACTCAGGAAGAAAAGATCCGCAAAGAGTGGCAGGGCCGCAGCAAGATGTACAGCGAGCTGCAAGGCACATTCAACACGCTCCAGGCTTCTGCACAATCAGCAAACGGTCCTGGCGATATTGCCCTGATCACCGGCTTCATGAAGATGCTCGATCCAGGCTCAGTGGTTCGCGAGACAGAATTTGCCACTGCACGCGATACGGCCGGCCTGTTCACGCAGTTGCAAAACAGGCTGGAGAAAGCCCAGAACGGTCAACTCCTCAGCCCAAAGCAGCGCAGCGAATACGTGGCCCTGTCTCAGAAATACTTGGACTCGGCGCAGAAAAAAGCCAACCAGGAAAAGAAGGACTTGGGCATCGTGGTCAAAAACTACAGGCTCAACCCAGAGAACGTGTTTGGCGCTGAACAAGCACCACCACCATTGCCAACCAGCGCAACTGTAGGCGGGGTAACTTACCCAAGGCCAGCAGGTTTCACTGATGCACAATGGAGCGACTATCTCAAAGCCAACGGGGTGATCCAATGAGTCCTGAAGAATGGCTGAAGCAACAACAACGACAAACTTTCATCGTTCAAACAGGCGAGGGAAAAAATGTTGAGGTTGGTGTAAGGTTTCCAGCAGCGGAAGAATCAGCCGCGCCAGCACCACAAGCGCAACCAGCGACACCTGGTGTCACGCCTATGTCACCAGAGCAGTGGCTTGCCTCTCAACAAACCCCATCGACCACGGCCACAGGCCTTGCAGGTGCGGCCACCAGAGGCTTGGCACTTCCAGCCGCAGGCGCTGCCCTTGGCGCTGCCGTGGGTGCTCCATTCGCAGGCATTGGCGCAGTCCCAGGGGCAATTGCTGGTGCTGGTGCGGCTACCCTTGCAGGACTGGTCGCAGATCCCATCGTCGGCTCGATCAATAGCATGTTTGGCACAACCTACACGCTGCCCACCGATGCGCTGCAAGACCTCCTGACCCGTGTCGGTGTGGCCGAACCCAGAACAGCAGCCGAGCGCATTGTCCAGACCACCGCAGCAGGTGCTGGCACAGCTGGTGGCAGCGTAGCCCTTGGCCAGACATTGCAGGCCGCTGCTGGCCCCGTCACGCAAGGCGTAGGCCGCCTCATGGCAGCAGCTCCAGGCCTCCAAGTGGCCAGTGGTGCATCAGCAGGTGCAGCAGGCCAGATTGCCAAAGAATCAGGCGCAGGCACAGGTGGGCAAATTGCCGCAACACTTGCAGGCGGCTTACTGCCTGCCGTGCCTCAGATCGTCAGATCTGCAACTCAAGCAACAGCCAGGGCGGTCGCACCCAGCGGTGCAGGCATCCGTGAACGTACTGAGCCTACCACCATTGAGCAACTGCGTGCTGGTCAAGAAGTGCCTACTGAGCCAACATTCCGCGAGTCGGTGCAAAGCATCAAGGCTACCGTGGGCGAGAAAATCTCACCAGAAAATCAGCGCATCATCAAGAGTCAGCTTGAGCAGACACCTGATTCGATTGATCTGGTGAAAGTTCGTCTCTCAGGCTCTCAGGTCGTGCCAGATAACGAAGCAGCAACCGCCATCAAGCAAGGCTGGAAAGACGGCGCAGTGGCCAGTATCAAGGCGGCCAACGACAAAGATCGCCAGGCCATGACCAAGATGCTCAACATCTTCAAGATGGGCGAGAAGCGCGAATCATTCAGGGCCATGAACAGGCCAGCCGACATCCTTGGCGACACCGTACAGTCTCGCGTGGACTTCTTGGCCAAAGCCAACCAGCAGGCAGGCAAGGCCATCGATCGCATTGCCAACACCAGGCTGCGCGGCCAGGCCGTCGAATACGATCCTGCGATCAATTCATTCCTGGATGAGCTGGGCGCAATGGGCGTCAAAGTCGAGCTGGATCAAAACGGAGTGGCCAAGGCGATCTTGCAAGGCTCAGACATCCAAGGCGACAAAGCAGCGCAACGCATCCTGAACACCGTTCTGGAGCGTCTCAGCACAGCCAAAGCCCCAGACGCCTACGGGGTACACACAGCCAAGCGCTTCATCGACACCCAGGTCAACTACGGCAAGAAAAACTTGGCCAACCCGCTGACCTCACAGGCCGAACGCGCCCTCAAGAATCTACGCCGTAACCTGAACCAATCGCTTGGCGAGAAGTTCCCGGTCTACAAAGCAGCCAACGAAAAGTATGCCGACACCATCACGGCTCTCGACGACTTGCAAAGAGCAGCAGGCACGCAGATCGACTTCGATTCGCCAAACGCCAACAAAGCCCTCGGCACGGCCATGCGCAAGCTGACCAGCAACTACGGAACACGGGCCAACCTGATCGACTCACTCGACCAGGCCAACCAAGTGGCCAGCAAGTACGGCATGAAGCTGGACGACGACATCGTGAACCAGTTGATTTTCGTAAACGAGCTGGATCGCATGTTTGGCGCTGCTGCCGACACATCACTCAAGGGCCAAATGTCCCAGGCTTTAGAAACTGGAGTGGAAATCGCCAGGGGTAACGCTGCTCAACGAGCCATGGAGCTGGTGGCCGAGAAAGCACAGAACCTGCGAGGCGTCAACAAGGAAAACGCCATCAAAGCGATGGAAGAGATCCTCAAACGCAAGGCCAACCCATGAAGCCCTCAACGCATTGCCACCCGTGCAGCCTTGAGCGACAATCCACCATCCAGGAGAACCAGTAAATGTCCACGATTGAAGTTCAACCACCGTACCCAGCATTTGCTGGCACTGACGGTCTGCCGTTGGAAAATGGTTACATCTGGATCGGCACGGTCAACTTGAACCCCCAGGTCAACCCCATCGCAGTCTATTGGGATGCAGCACAAACCATCGCAGCACCGCAGCCCATCCGCACGCTCAACGGCTACCCATCACGCAGCGGTACACCTGCACGTTTCTACGTGGCTAGCGACTACAGCATCCAGGTGCTCGACTCCAAAGGCAGCGTGGTCTACACCTCACTAAACGACAACCTCTCTGGCGATGGCTTCATTGCATCTAATGCAACAGGCAACGGTGTGCAAACTGTCTTTGCAGTCTCATCTTTTCCAAGCGCCATATTCATCAATGGTGTTTACCAAAACAAAAACACCTACACGGCGGCCAGCGGTAACGTGACGTTCTCGGAAGCACCCCCATTAAACTCGGTGATCGAGTTCCTGATCTAAGGAGAAAGCAATGCTTAAAACAGTTGGATTCCCATCAACACGCACAGGCGACCAGACTATCGTCGCAGGCAACCTCGTCATTGCCACAGCAGGAAAAGGCATCGACTTTTCTGCCGACCCATCTGCTCCAGGCATGACCAGCGAGTTGTTTGATGATTACGAAGAAGGCACTTGGACACCCGTTTTTGATGGGTTTACAACGCAACCAACAATTACATACGCTGCGGCCACAGGTGGCAGATACACCAAGATTGGCCGCATGGTCTATGCATACGGCGCGATCCGTACAGACTCTGTATCTGGTGGTTCTGGAGCATTGCGACTAGGTGGCTTACCTTTTACAGTTGCCCCATCAACCGGCTCAACTTTAGACACTAGATCTGGAGCAGTTGTAGGTCGTGCAAGTGCATTTAACATCAACAATCCAATTTCTGCCACAGCACTTGGCAACTCAACTTTGGTTGAATTGTGGTATCGCCTTACCTCAAACGGAGCAGTTACACAAAGCACTGTTGCTGATTTGGGCACAGGGGCAGGTGCAAACCTGATGATTTTCACCGTCATCTACGAAGCCGCATAAGGAATTGACATGGCGCTCACAAAAGCAACATATTCGATGATCGTTGGTGCGCCCATCAACGTGGCAGACTACGGCGCATTGGGTGATGGAACGACAGACGCTTCCACAGCAATCAATGCTGCGCTGAACGCTTGCCCAGAATACGGCACGGTGGTGTTTCCAAGTGGGACGTACATCATCAACGCAACGATCACGATCCCGAAAAACAACATCACTTTGGATGGCCAAGGCTCTCGATTTTTAGCCAAAGCCGCAACCAACTTTGAGTATGTCCTTTTCGCTGATTCAAAATCAAATATCAGTGTTCGTAATTTACTCATCGATGCTAATCAAGCAAACCGCATTTCTGGACAAAACATCAGATTTATGGGCGGTGGTTTTACTTCGTGCGAAGACTCGTATTTTGAAAACTGCATCGCGAGAAACGCGCTAGGGTATGCAAGTATTCCGGGTGTTGGTCTTACTTTTGGCGGTGCTTGCATTCGTTGCGAATTCATCAACTGCGTTGCTCAAAATTGCGGCACATTGACTCAAGGCGCAGATGGGTTTTTCATGAGCGGCGAAGCCAACATGACCATTGGGTGCAATGCTGTAAATTGCACCGACACAGGTTTTGTGATTGAAAGCAGCAATGCCAGCGGAATCGTTGGTTGCATTGCCAGAAGTTGTGCGGCTGCTGCTGCAATCACGAATGCTGTTAACGATGACAAATACGGCAATTTCATCACTGATCTGTCTGGTTTTGACACGACAGGTGGAGGCGGTGTTACGGGCTTAATTCAAATTGGTTGCCCACTTTCAACCTCAACTGGTGTGTTGTATGACACGTTGATTTCCAACGTCAACTTGGTAAGCGTTAGCCCAAGCACTGGTGTTGGGCCTGCTATCAACATTCGAAAAACAGGATCACCCAAAGCTGTTCGTGTGACATTGAACAACGTCAACATTAAAAACGCCACCAATCAAGGCATACTTGTTGATGCTAACCAAGTGTCAATCCGGGCTTGCGACATCACAGGCACAACAGACGCATGTGTTCAGTTTGCTACGGGGAGCGTATCGAACTTTGTCAGTGGCTGTACATTTTTTGGTGGGTCTTACGGCGTCATTACTTCTGGAACTGCGACTGCAACAGTTGAAAATAATTTGATGAACAGTCAGACTGCTTATGGCATTTTTGCCGATGGCACAAGTACTATCAACGCCATGTTTAACATTGTTCAAACACCAACAATAGGCAACGCAAGTAAAGCGGCTGGAGCAACTTTGAACTTGGTCAGCGGCTTATCTGGTTTGCAGGTGAACAACGCTTCTGGTTCAGCGCCAGCAGGTTCGCTGTCAAACAAAATTCAAGTGTTTGATCGCGAGAACAATTCGTTAGGTTTTCTCGCTGTTTACAACAATTAACCGTACCGGCGCGGAACACCGGATTCTTGGTTTTGATTGGAGATCAAAATGGCTTTAGAAAAAATTGAAGTTATTGACAAAATTGAAGTGCTTGAAAACGGCTGTGTGCAAGTTCGCACCAAGACCACCATCATGAAGACGGCAAACAGATCAGTGCCACTTTCCACCGCCACGTTGTCGCACCTAGCGATGACTACAGCGCAGAAGATGCCCGTGTGCAGGCCATCTGTGCTGCCACTCACACTGCTGACGTTGTAGCAGCTTACAAGGCAGCCACTGCCGCACAAGGAGTCTGACATGTCCGGTAACAGTCAAATTGCATTCAACCCCATCGGCAACACCGTCGTCGTCGCTGCCGCAGGCACAGCCCCCACTGGCGTCCAGGCTCCTGTCTTTGAGAAGTTCAACCCTCAAGCCGCAGGCCAATACCGCTTCGTGAACGCAGGCTCGAACACCGTGTTCTTGGGCACTGGCCCCACAGCTGCACTGGCCCAGGCCGCTGCCGTGGCTCCAACAGCTGGATCACCTACAGCAGCCATCGTGCTGCTGCCTGGTGCTATCGAGATCCTGCGCTTCAACATCGACACCTTCTTCAGCGGTCTTGCTTCTAGCGCGACTACCGTTTACGTCACGCCCGGCCAGGGCATCTAAGTGCTGGAGGCCGAAGTCATGGCGGATGGGAACGAGATTGATCTGGTCAAGTACGGCGTGCTTTGGCAGAAAGTCCAGGACATGGACAAGAAGGTGGACAAGATGGAACGCAACGTCGAGGAGCTGCTCGCGCTCGCCAACAAAGGGCGCGGCGGCTTCTGGATGGGCATGACCATTGCGTCATCGGTCGGAGCTGCCGTGGCTTGGATTGCTGGCCACATGAAGGGCGGATAACATGCTGGCTGAGATCGCAGCAGCGAACGCTGCGTTTGCGGTCATCAAGGCTGCACTTGCCAATGGCAAGGAGCTGCACCAGCTCGGATCCAGGGTTTTCGACTATTTCGACAACAAGGCCAAGATCCAAGAGAACGCCACCAAGAAGGGTGGTGGCTCTGACTTGGCTGAGTTCATGGCGCTTGAGCAGCTCAGGCAGCAGGAAGAAGATTTACGCGAGCGCATGGTTTACGCAGGCAGACCAGGCATGTGGAATGACTGGCTCAAGTTCCAGGCCCAGGCAGCCAGGCAGCGCAGAGAAGCAGCTGAGGCCATCAAGCGCGAGAAAATTCGCAGGGCAGCGCGGCTGGCGGAGCTGACCGAATACATTGCCATCGGCATGGCGGTCATTGTTCTGGCAGGCCTCATGGTCGGCGGATTCATCATCTACATGAAGCACCTGCGATGAGCGAAGAGAAGCTGAACGCAAATTCCACCCTGGACAAGGTGCTCGGGTACGTTGATTCGCCCTTTAAGCTGTTCGCCATACTCATCATGGGCGTGGTGGCCTTTGCCGGGTATTTCCTTTGGCAAAACCAGACCTTCATGCTGGATGCCTACAAAGAATCCAAGAAGCTGCCAGAGATCAACACGGCCAGGGCAGACGAGGCCAGCTCCTTGTTGTTCAAACACACCGGCGCAACCGTGGTCGCCATCTTCAAGGTGAACCCTCTGTTCAACAGCCGAGTGCTGTACAAGGCCTACACCAAAGACGGGCGCGACAAGAGCATCGAGGACATCGACGTCGGCCTGTTCAGCCAGAATTCATCCAACAACAGCGATGTCGTCAAGCTCATGACCAATGAGATCCCGTGCGGCGAATACCGATACGCGCAGTCCGAGGTCGGTCTCTGGTACATCGAGAAGGGCGTGGCCTTCACCTGCCGGGTGAGCGTTCCACCAGACAGCCATCGTTTTGTTGGCCAGATCACAGTCGGATGGCCACAGCCTCCAGAGGACTTGCAGCAGACCAAATTCATGCTGGAGATCGCCAGCACAATGCTAACCAAAAGGGGCAATTGATATGTTTCCACTCGCAGCACTTCTCGATGTTGGCACCAAGCTGATCGACAAACTGATCCCAGACCCAGAGGCCAAGGCCAAGGCCCAACTCGACTTGGCAAAAATGGCCCAGGACGGTGAACTCGCAAAGATGGCCAACGAGACAGATCTCTACAAGACAGAGCAGAACAATTTGACCGAGCGCCTCAAGGCCGACATGGGCAGCGACTCATGGCTGTCAAAGAACATCAGGCCCATGACGCTGCTGCTGATCCTTGGGGGATACTTCACCTTTGCCATGATGTCGGCATTCGATTACGACACCAACAAAAGCTATGTCGAGCTGCTCGGGCAGTGGGGCATGTTGGTGATGTCGTTCTACTTCGGTGGCCGCACTCTTGAGAAAATCATGGACATGAAAGCCAACAAGCAAGACAAGGAGCAAAAATGAACCTAACACCCCATTTCACCCTGGAAGAGCTGACAGCCAGCGAGACGGCAGAGCGCAATGGCTGGGACAACAGCCCCAACGATCAAGAGCTGGCCAACCTCACGAGGCTTGCAGACTTCTTGGAGCAGGTCAAGGTCGTGCTGAACGGAAAGCCCATCATGATCAGCTCAGGCCTTCGCACCAAGAAGGTCAACGACGCAGTGGGCAGCAAAGACACCAGCCAGCACCGCCTCGGCTGCGCTGCCGACTTCCGTGTGCCAGGCATGACACCAGACCAAGTGGTGAAAGCCATCGTCGCCAGTGGCATCGGCTACGATCAGGTCATCCGCGAGTTTGACCGCTGGACTCACATTAGCGTGCCTAACAGCGTGGACACCAGCCCCAGGAAGCAGGCATTGATCATCGACAAGGCTGGAACCAGGCCTTACGCATAAACGGCGGCGCAAGCCACCAAGAAGGCCAGCCAGAGCATCCCCAGGATGCCCATGACAAACCACCAAGCAGCACGCCTGAGCATATACCGCCATACGGACTGCGGCAACAGCTCAGGCCCGTGCAACTTCTTGCCGATCTTGGCCACACGCACAGGGCAGTTCCGGCCCTGGTTGCATTCACCGTATTCGTCACAGCAGTTCACGACTGCTCCTTGATGGTGGCCCATGCCACTTGCGCACATCGGGCGCACTGGTAGCGGTAATGGTTGCGGTCTGGCACTGGGGTCAACAGCCAGCGGTGTTTGCATTGGGTCATGCCAACTCCTTCAACTGCGCCGCCAGCTTCTCGCACTCGGCCACGCAAAACTCCAGCGTTTTGACCGTGCCACCTTCATCAAACCTTGGCCACTGTTCATGGATCTTTCGAAATTCATCGCTCATCAATGCAGGGTCTTTTGCGTCATACAAATGCGCGCAGTCGAAGCCAAATTTTTGGCCCTGGCCAAAAGTCAAACCTCCATGCACATTGACATCCAGCTCGTTGTAATCTTTGCCTGCACAGGGGTGTTCATCTGGAACCGTGACGTAGCCGCAGCGGTGTCCCATAAAAGTGGCCAGCACCTCAGCCTGATATCCGGCTTTCGTGATCCATTGCTTTTCAATTTTTGATTCTTCTCTCATAACTGCTCCTCAGTGGCTTTGTGCAGGTAGGAAGTCAGGCGTTTGATCTGCGCCTCGCGGAACTTGACCATTGAGTCGGCGTACTCACGCGCTGTTTGTGCTTCCAACAGCTTGCGTTTGCAATCGTCCAGCTCTCGGTATGCCAAGGCCTCAGGGCTCGGCGTGGTGTAGGCGTTTTTCACCCAGGTGCACAGCTCTCGAATCATGTCAGCTCCCTCTCGGCCAGCTCGTCGGCCATCTTTGCCCAATAAGCCTGGCTGATGCTCATCACCAGGATGCCCACTTGATCAAACTTGCGCTCAGACAGCACCTTGCCCAAGACGATCTTTTCATTCGCGCTCGACTCGTCCAGCGCCTCGCAGATGTTCACCCCATCAAACGGGTCGCACGCCTCGCCATGCGTCAGCAGTTCAGCAGCACGCGCCTCGATTGCAAAGGCCAGGCTCTCGGCTCTGTCCTCATCATCCTGGCGGCTGTTCATCATCATGGTGTTCATGCAGCTCATGACGACCACCATGCCACCAGCAATGCGGCCATGCCGACACCAATTGCGAAAGCCAAGGCATAACCCCCAACCTTCTCGTAAAGCGGCTCCTCGCGGCCATAGCCCTGCACCCAGGTGCAGTCTGCAAAGTTACGGGGTGTTGTGTAATTCTTCATGTCGTTCTCCTAAAAGGTGGGGCCAGTGGCCCCGGTTGATTAAGCTGCGGCCAAGTTCCAAGATGCGCGGCGCGCTTCGTACTTGGCTTTCTGTTCAGCGGCCACATCCTCAGCGCGCGCACGGGCAGCGGCATACAAAGGATGGTCAGCAAACAACACCACACGACCTTTGTCGAAATAGTCGGTCATCGTGTCCGTGTTGTTGATGTATTCTTCAAAGAAGATATGGCCCAGGGCGCGGTCATAGTCCTTGGCGTAGATGGTCACGCAAGCGCGGCCATCACAACGGTTGTCAAGGCTGTAATGCACCTTGGCTTTGTCAGTGCCATTTGTCACATTGAATTTGTTGAACTTGATCACGGTCAGCTCCTTGCTGGTTGGTTGGTATGCCTCCAGTATAACACCAGTTCCCACAATCTCACACATTTATTTATTGGGATAAACCCTTATATCGCAGTGATCTCCACATCATGCGGTTTGCGCTTGCCATCCAGCAGCTCATGCAGGCGCTTTTCAGTCAGGCGGTGGCAGCGAATCATGGCCCTTGCAGGCAGCACATCCAGCAGCGCGGCGTAATCCTCCAGCACGGCACGCACGGCCTGAATCCCAGCACCATCCAGCCGGATCGCGCCCCCAGCAGTGCTACGCCTTCCGGCCATGGCCATCGCGGTGATGGCATCCATCAGCAGCCCAGAACTGTCCTCGCACACTTGCATGGTCTCGATCAGGGTCTCCATCAGGTTGACCGCATCGGACACCACCCGCCAATCATCAGTCGTAGGGTTTGGCGCTTTTTCCATTGCGGCCAGCCCCTCGTACATCCTGGTGAGCTGGTACGTTTTCCAGGCCAGCGGCAGCGGCTCGGTCGGGCTGGCCATCATCTCGTCGAGGATGGTGTAGCGCTTCGGCCTTTGGGCCGGGCTTTTCTTCCCGGCCTTCCTCACACAAACCCCCGAATGTCTGGCGCCTTCCAGCCCTCTGGCTTGCCGATCTTTCCGCCTTCGAGAATCACAGGCTTGCCATCGACCAGCTTGGCGTCGTTCGAATCCAGCACAGCACGATCAGCCCCCGGCTTGTTCATGCCGGCCATGTAAGCCACGCCATTGCCAGTCACCTCGGTATCGCACAGCGCGTCCAGGGCATCAATCCGCAGGTGCGTCGGGATGTAAACGAACTGCTCTCGGCGTTTCAGCTTGCCAGCGAACCACTCCAGATCGGTGCGCGTGCGCTCCAACAGTTTGCCGTAGCCCTCAGAGTCGCTTCGCAGCGCCCCCAGAAACTCGCAGAACTCCTCCAGGTGGCAGCCAATTTGCACAGACAGATCCAGGGCGTCCGGCTCTTTGCCGCAGGCCTTCAACCAGGCCTCGGTGCGTTCGTAGTTCGTCATGCCTTCTCCTTCGCAGACTGGCGTGCCAGCTCCAACTTGATGCAGTGCAGGATCTGCGCGGCCAGCGTGCGAGTGTTCTCCTCGGCCATCTTCCGTAGCTCAATCTCCACATCCGCAGGCAGCCGCAACGTCATGTAGCGGTCTTTGATCTTGTCGGTCGGCATCAGTCAGTCCCCCCAGCGTTGGCGATCGCCTCCTCGAACATGTCCATCGTCGCACCAGCGCCAGCCAGCTCGATAGCCGTGCCACCAGTCAGCAGGCTCACCAGATCGTCCTGGCCAGCCACCTCAATATCGAAACGGGTCTGGGCGGCGTACTTGATGGCTTGGGCCTGGTTGCTTGCGCGAATCAGGCGGTGCTTGTTGGTCTCCACATCCGTGACCAGGTAAATGCGTGTGCTCATTTTTTACTCCAAATTTTTAATGGTTACAAAGGCCTGAATCTGCTTCTTTGCAGCTTCAGCACCTTTGCACACTTTAACACAATACCCCACTTCTTCGAGGTATTTGATCCAGTCCTTTTGCTCAGCACTGACCGCGCCACCCTTTGTGCGCTTCATCTCCACCCACAACCCCCAGGCAGGCACAAACAGATCAGGCACACCAGAGGAAACGCCCTCGGCCTTCAAACGGCCAGCGGTGGCAGGGCTTCGCGCACCGCCGTTCGGGATCGCAAAGATGCGCACCCCTTTGTAGGTTTGGCGAAACCAGCGCACCACCTCACGCTGCTCCTCATGCTCAGTGGGTATGCGCTCGGCGGTCAAAACGGAACCTCTTGCATCCACTTCGGGCATTCGCCCACAGCCTCGGCAAACTCTGCTGGCGGCTTCATGAAGAACTCCACACACATCCCATCATGGCCATAGTTCTCGCACGTATGGCAGCACCGTGGCGGCCCAGCGCGATCCCACTCGCGCCACTGGACCAGGAACTCGGGTTCGGGTGGCCTGCTCATTTCAGCCCCCTTTGCATTGCCTTCACCCAGCACCGGGCGCAGTGCCACTTCGCACGCAGCTCGACACCCCCCCTCGGCTCCTTGGCCACCTTGCACAGATCACACACGCGCAGCTTCTGCGCCTTCACCAGTTCGTCAATCATTCCCAGCTCCTTTTCATCACTCTAAAAAATTTCCCGTCTTTGCGATACTCGATCAGCTTCGGCGGCGTGGCGTTGTTCATGTTCTGCACCATCTCGATCATGCTTTGCACATTCAGGCCACCAGGCACAATGCTGGCGCTGTTCGCAATACTCAGCAGCAGGCCCATCGCCCTCTGGCCAGCGTAACCCTCGTGCATGATCGGCAAGTATTCAGTGATCGGCGGGTCACTCAGCCCCCCGTAATACGTCACCGCCAGCATCTTGATGCCAGACGCCCGGCTCGTATGCTCACGCCAGGCCCAGCTGCTCACCTCCAGCTCCTTGCCCTCCAGCCCCATGATGTCGTCATTGCGCAACACCATCGCCTTTTTGACAGGCTCAGGGAACTGCTCACCGCACGACGGGCAGGTCATCACCGAGATATGCACCAGCTCCCCACAGTGATCGCACACCTTCACTGGCGCCTCACCCTCACCATCGCTGCTCGACTTCTTCGGCGGCTGCACATTCGTGATCGGGCCGTGTGTCTCCACCACCCCAGCAAAATCCAGCACCAGGCAGTGATCGGTGTGGCTCTTGACCCTCATGCCACGGCCAGCCATCTGCACATAAAGGCTGGCGCTCATGGTCGGCCTCAGCATGGCCACCAGGTCGATGTCGGGATAGTCAAAGCCAGTCGTCAGCACGTTGGCGTTTGTCAGCGCACGCAAGCGCCCAGCCTTGAAGTCGGTCAGGATGCGCTCGCGCTCCTTTTTCGGGGTTTCGCCTGTCACACACTCAGCCAGCACCCCCTGCTGGCGCAGGGCTTCGGCCACGTGCTGCGCGTGCTGCACACCAGCACAGAAGAACAGCCACGCCTTGCGCTCACCGGCCAGGGCCACCACCTCGCGCACCACGGCCTGATTCTTGTCGTCCGTGTCCACAGCAGCTTGCAGCTCGGATTCGATAAACTCGCCCCCGCGCTTCTTCACACCAGTGACATCCAGCTTGGCCTTGGTGATCTTCGAGCGCAGCGTGGACAGATACCCCTTGAACACCAGCTCCTCGATGCTCACCGGCGTCAGCAGGTCATCAAACATCGCAGGCTTGTCGGTTATTAGGCCATGCCCCAAGCGGTACGGCGTGGCCGTCAGACCAATCACGCGCAGGCTCGGGTTGATCGCTTTCAACTCGGCCAGCAGTTTGCGATAACCGCCCTCGTCTTTGTGGTTGACCAGGTGACACTCGTCAATGATCACCAGGTCGATGTGCCCCAGCTCTCGCGCCTTGCTTCGCACCGACTGGATGCCAGCAAACGTGATCGGCTCCCCCAAGTCCTTGCGGCCAATGCTCGCGCTGTAGATCCCCATCGGCGCACCAGGCCAGTGCTGGCGCATCTTTTCGGCGTTCTGCTCGATCAGCTCCTTGACATGGGTCAGCATCAGCACACGGGTTTCGGGCCAGTTCTGCAAGGCGTCCTTGCACAGAGCGGCCACAATGTGCGACTTGCCAGATCCAGTCGGCAGCACCAGGCAGGGATTGCCCAAGCCACCGGCCTCGAACCAGGCATACAGCTGGTCGATGGTGCGCTGTTGGTATTCACGCAGCATCAACCCACCACCCTTCCACCAAACTGCTTGCGCATGTCGTGCAGCTGCGTCCAGCCCTTGTCCGAGCAGGCAGCAGCATTGGCCAGCAACTCACGCGAACTGAACACGCCCTCGATCTCAGGGTCGCCATTGGCCACATTCGTGCCATTAATCTCGTACACGGCGGTGTAATCGTCCGGCCCATCCTTGCGTTGCCACGGCACCAGATCAGGGTGCAGCACATGGCCCTCGCAGCCGGTACGCTGGGCATCCACCGGGATCACCGAGTCCCACTTGGCACAGTGCCAGGTCGAGTCCGACAACGGGGTGGCCATCGCGCAGGTGCGGCAGTTCACATGCTCGGTCGTCTTGGTGTAGGCACAGAACTGCGACGCATCACAGAACTTGCACTGATACCATGTCGCAGGGTCAGCACTGATTGGCTCGGGCATCCGGTCAGTCAGAGCAATGCGCTGGCCACGCGCAATGGCAGGCAGCGCCACATCCTTGTCGAACTTCACACGCTCGGTGTGAATCCGGTCATCATCCTTGCACACGGCCAAATACAGCGCACGGTCCAGGCCAGTCCCGGCCATGTAGACCTGCATCTGCACAAAGTGCTCGGGCTTCGACTTCTCCACGCCATCCTTCACCAGAGCATCAAATGATTTTTTGCTGTGCGTCTTGAACTCGGCCACATGCTTGGTCTTTGGGGCATCAGGCACGCCAGAGTCGATGATGGCATCCAGAGATCCAGACACATGGCTGCCAAAGTCAACCCGGTGTTGGCTCGACACCTTGCGCACATCCATACCGATCGCACGCAGGTCGCTGATGATCGTGGCTTCTTCATTCTGACCACGGCGGAACAATCGCAGGATGCGGCCAGGGAACGAGGGCTGCACCGCCCAGCGGAACGACAACCACAGCCAACGGTCACAAGGGTGGCCCAGGCCACTCGCCCCCATGTGAGGGCGCGGCTCCTCCTTCTTGGCCTCATGCGCTTTGTCAATCAAGGCCTGGATGGTATGCTCTGACTCGGGAATCTTCATGTTGTTCTCCTCAAGGGTTTGCCCAGGCCTTCAACAGCCTGGGCATTTTTTTGCTTACTTCTTGGCCCAAGGTGGCGCAGCCTTGGCAGTGGCAGCCTGAGCAGCCTCAGCCTGCTTCACAAAAGGCGGCACAGCAGCGGCAGCTGGTGCAGCACTTCCAGACATAGACTTGAAGCCCTTCACCTCGTTGCTTGCGCCATACTGCGCGTCTTGCTTCACATCCAGCTTGATCGACAGGCTGTTGCCAATCAACTGGTCGGTGTCCGTGACCTTGGCCAAGCCGATCGCACGCATGATGTCCCCCAGCTGCTGGCGGCCAATCTCCTCGGCCTTCTGGTTCGGGTTTTTAATGTTCAGGTTGCCAAACACCACACGGCCCTGGTGGGTCGGGCCCGTCACGTCGTAGCGCAGCTTGATGTACTGGCCATTGCCAGCCTTAGTGTCCTTCAGCTCGGCCTGCGTGATCGTCACCGTGTACCAACCAGCTGGCAGCGGGTCAAAGTTTCCACCAGTGCCCTGGGGCAGTTCGTTGACGTCAAATGCTTCGTTGAGAAATGCCATGATATTTACTCCTTGGGGATGATTTTGAAAGATGGGCGGCCAGGCTTGGCCGTAATTGCACCGGCCAAAGGCCCAGTGATCGTTGCGTCTGTCGCCTTCCAGATCGCCATGTTCAGCTCAGGCTTCCAGCGGAACAGCTTGGCCAAGTGGTCTGTCAAACCAAACTCGGCGGCCAGCTCCTGCACCTTGTCGCCATCGACCTTGCGGTCAATGCGGCCAGAGATCTTGACCACAAAGCCCTCTGGCTCCGCAGTCTCAGTGCCCTCGAAGTTCTCGGCCACGGCCAACAGCTTGACAATCTGGTCCTCGATCTTGCGGCGCTCAGTCGTGGCCAGTTCCTCATCGGCCTTGAACTGCAACCACTGCTTCGACAGTTCTTTCAAGTCGGGCTGCATCATGCTTTGCCCCCGATCTTGGCAATGATCGCGCCCAGGTCTGGGGCTTCCCAGCTGGACAGCTTGCCCGAGCGATCCTTGGCCAGCCACAGGCCATCCGAGTCACACATCAGGGCGCGTTGCGTCACGCCCTCAGCATCGCGCTCAACCCGCAGCGCCAGCACCTCATCGAAGAAATACGGCAGTGCTTGGCCGGTCTTGTTGCCAGGCATCGAAGGCGAATACAGCACGCGGCCCATCTCATCCTGCGTTTTCTCCAGCTTGGCGCTCATGTACACATGCTTGCCAGGCAGGTCACGGAAGGCGCGGATGATGTCAGCCATCTGCTCCTGCATCGCACCATAAGCGGCCCGAGGGTCTTTGTTTGCCTTCTTCTCAGTGTTTAGGCACACCTCAGCG